GCTTCCGCGAGGAATGAACATGTTAGTACGTCAATGTGTTTATCCACCTTCCCCGGCGCGATATGGTGAATACGGCCGGCGTTTCTTTACAACTTTTATCAGAACGTTTAAATGATAAGTTTTAGAAATAATGGGACAGCGAAATAAAACAATAATGGAAACTTGTAAACTAAAATGCATAGGTTAGAAGAGAAAGGAAACAACTATATCGCAAGAGCGGCAAGAAAACCGCTAATCAACGGATAAGCAGTGGTAAAGGAAGAAACAACAGAGCAAGCGGCCGGCCAGAGCCTAAGAATCTCAGAGATGAACCCCTCCTCTTCCACACCAGCGTCATCTACGTTGCGAACAACAGGGACACTGGAACAGAAGTTATCAGCGGCCGCCATCAGAAGCGGCTGTGACGGTGGGGCGGGGGTCATCAACCCCGAAGAACCAGAAAGGTTGGCGGAGTTGGTGTTAGCACTCAAGATAGAAGCATTAGGATTAGTCTGGCATTCATAGTGGACGCGGACGTGCAGCTCACCCAAAGGTGTAGAAGCTGCTGCAACGCCACCAGTTGACGACTGGACACCAGAAATATAAACCAAAACACCATAGTGTCCCACAGTAGATGGGAAACTTGTGCCGTTGCCAGCACGTACAGCGAGGTTGGCAAGATGAGCATCATCCGCGCCCCACATGTTGGTGGTTGGTTTGAAAAGCAAAGCCTCTTCACCGAACCTACGGAAAATACCCAAAAGGGAATCCTCCTGTAAAGAAGCGAGTGGATAGTAACGGTAACCGGGAAGGTTTACCATATCCTCAAACTTATTCGGCAAAGCCGTTTGCCAACCATTCTGTTGTTCAGCCTGAGCCGGCTCATTGGAACCAATAGTGCTAAGATTGTTAATGGTCATGCGGTTGAAATTAATTGGGACAGGGGCCATGTGCACCTCACCAGACACGGTGCTAAAATTCATAGAAGAAACGAATTTAGCTCCGCCAGCTACAGCACGCGCAGAAGAAAACAGCGCGCGCATAGCCGTGAGGTTGCCAATGACATTGTCAACACCACCCCCAGCGATTAGACCCGAGGTGGGTCCAAAAGCATTCAGAGACGAGGTGGCGCCAGTATAAACTATACCATTCGGCCAATTAAAGACATTAGTGTTCCCGGCCCAGAAACCTGTGGCAGGAGTGCCAACCACACCCTGAACCACAACAGCGCTGGGGTCAGGGGTGATGCAGAAAAGCGCAGTACCGGTGTTTGGCGCAACGGCGACCATGTTGAGATCAGTGAAACCCCCGACAGCAGGCGCCGTCGAGACTGTCGCAACAAAGTTGCCAGTAAATGTGCCAGACAACCCCTGGTAATCGTCCGGATACCTAATACCATCAGCGTCCTCGGACCAAGGGTCCACATAAGCTGAGACAATATCCGGTATGCCGGGGATGGCGGGGGTGTTGGACCCTCGCCCTGCGCGCCCACGTTGGGAAAACCCTCGATGCAGAACCATCTGGCCATTAGCTTCC